GAGATTACGGTCCGGTAAAAGGAAGGATTCGGCTTATAAAATCCGTGGCAAAACTCAACATGAAAAATCTTGAGATTGTGCCGGATGATATGGACGCCTACTATCCATCGATTTCAGCAGACCACACGTCAGGCAGCACGACAGCAGTTATAACCGGCGCAGGATTAACCAGCAACATTACATCGGCAGACTACAGCTATGTTACATGGACTGGATACAATAGGGCCGGACGCAGGGTTTACATCGAGTTAAAGAACGCAATCAATCTTGAGAACATCAGTTGGCCTCTTGTAGACAAGGAAGAGGTCATAGCTGAGTTGACATTCCAGGCCGCATACGGTTCCACAGAAAGGACAACTGAACCATGGCGCGTGATCTTCACCACAACGAGCTCATAAATGACGGGGAGGGCATCCTCCCCCAAAAAATTGGGAGGTAAATCATGGATATTAAATTGAGGGCTTTTGAATTTGGCGATGTGCCAAAGCTGAGTAAGATACTTAGAAAAATGGATTTGAAGGATGACCTGAAAAGATTATTCTCTGTGCCGTCAATCAAGTCTGGCGACACGGACGCTGAAAAAGCAGCAAAGAGCAGGAAAGCAGAGGAAACCGGCGCGGAGTTTGCCGCCACCGCTGTATCGAATATCTATCTGGCTGAGGTTGAAATATACGAATTCATAGCCGGTTTAAGTGGATTGACTATTGACCAGGTGAAAAAACTTGGCATTGAAGACCTGAAAAACATGTTCACCGAATTCGGGAAGAATGCCGGAGGGCTGGTAAGTTTTTTCAAGTCTGCGGCGAAATAGATGAATTTGACGTCTACGATATTCTATTGAGCCGTTACGGGAATATTGAATTCGTTTTTAAGCTTGATTACCGGGACGGGATTGACCTGTACATAAAAGCAAAACAGGAAAAACAGAAGGACAGAAAATACCTTGTTTGGTCAAATTTATATAAGCATTACACCGAAAAAAACTTCATGAACTTCGAGGAGTTTTGCACGGAAAGCAGCCCTAAGAAAACTGAACCAATAGGCAAAAAAAAGACAGCCAGGGAACTTATTGAGGAAGCAGACGCGATAAAGCGGCAAATTGAAGGCAGGTGATTAACCTATGGAAAAAACAAGAATATGCACAGGATGTAAAAGGGAGTTGCCTGAAACCGAGCAATATTTCCATAGGTGCGGCTCTGACAAATTTCAAAGCAAGTGTAAAGAATGCCGTGGCGTTATATGTAAAACTTACCGCGATAAGTCGGGGTATGGTAAAAAATATTACGCCGAGAATAAAGACGATATGCTTGCTCAAATGCGCGAGGCATATAGAGAAAAACACCCGATTCCTCCAAGCAAAATTATTCCCGAAGGTTTTAAGGGGTGCTGCAAGTGCCATGAGGTTAAACCCGCTACTGAAGAATATTTTAACAGGCTTAAAAAGTCAAAGGATGGCCTTCGATATGAATGCAGGGAATGCAGAGTCAAGGAATATTTGGATGATAAAGACAGAATTGTTGAAAAAAGCAGAAAACGTTATGTGTTAAAAAAAGACATTATACTTATAAAAAACAAGGAATACAAAGAAAAAAGAAAGGAATGGTACGAACGGTACTTTAAAAATTATTACACAGAAAATAAAGAAACAATAAAGGCAAATTCAAAAAGAAATATATATAAAAGGCTTGAAAAAGATATGGGCTTTAAGTTACTCGTAAGATATAGAACAAGATTATATAAGGCACTTAAAGGCATTTCAAAATCTAAATGTACACGGGAACTTATAGGATGTTCTATAAAAAAACTGAAAGAGCATATAGAAAATCAATTTAAAAACGGTATGTCTTGGGATAATTATGGAGAGTGGCACGTAGATCATATAAAACCCTGTGTTATGTTTGATTTTACTAAAGAAGAGGAACAAAAAAAGTGCTTTAATTATACAAACCTGCAGCCGTTGTGGGCGGAAGATAATCGTAGAAAGCACGGCAAGGTTACTGCATAAAGGTGGTGGTTAATTATGGAAGTATTTCGCCTTTTCGGTTCCATCTTTTTGGACGATAGTGATGTTAATAAAAAACTTACTGGCGTTGACAAGAAAGCAGCTGGTGTAGGTGAAACGCTTGGTAAAATGGTAGGCACCGCCGCAAAGTGGGGAGCCGCCATAGGTGCTGCTGCCGTTGCTGCCGGAACCGCTTTGTTTAAATTTGCGGAAAACACTTCCAATGTCGCATCTGAAATAAACGACATGTCCGAGCGAACCGGATTAAACACTGACCGCCTTCAGGAACTGAAATATGCCACCGGTCAGGTAGGCGTTGAGTTCTCCTCTTTGACCACCGCGACGAAAGGTTTGACGAATTACCTTGCGGACGCAGCTGCAGGAGGAAAGTTACAAACCGATACATTTAAGAAGCTTGGCGTTGAGCTAAAAAACACAGACGGTACCTTAAGAAAGATGGACGATGTTTTCCCGGAGGTAATCAACCGCTTGGCAGACATGACAGATATTACACAAAGAAACGCCATAGCCAGTGATATATTCGGGAAATCCGCCACCGAGTTAGTCCCATTGCTTAATCAGGGGAGCGCAGGCATAAAGGCATTATCTGATAAAGCTCGTGAATTGGGTATAGTCATGTCCGGAGAGGACATTAAAGCCGGTGATGAATTCGGGGATACTCTTGATTCTGTAAAGGCGGCCGCGGGCGGTGTATTAAATCAAATCGGATCGTTTTTAATCCCCATGTTTCAGAAACTGGCGAACTGGATTTTATCGAATATGCCGCAGATCAGAGAAACCATTAAGAATGTATTTGACAATATCGGGAAAACCGTACAGACCGCCAAAAACATATTTAACGCCATTTTACCGGTTATCGCGGGAGTTACAGCGGGGATCGTGGCTTTTAAAGTCGCAACAATTGGAGCGATGGTCATTAAAAACTTAGGCGTTTTGGTATCCACTTTAACCATTGTATGGAAAGCATATCAATCCGGTATGAATTTGGCCACCATAGCTCAAGTAGGCTTTAATAATTCGTTGAAAGTGAATCCCATATTATTAGTTGCTACTGCTATTGGCGTCTTGGTTACCGCTATCGTTTATTTTACCAATAAGACAAAACAGGCTGTAGATGAACTAAAGCAAAAAATGATTGAACAGTATACGGCCGAGCGTGATGCCGCCATAGAGGCTATAACCAAGACCACAGAGTTACGTACGAAGGGGATAGAAGAACAGCGTTCAGCAGAAGACGTCGCTCACAATAACCGCCTTGCGGATCTTCAAAAGGAATATGATGAAGCTTTAAAGAAAGGCGAAAAAGAAAAGGCGGCTCTGCAAAAAGACCTCCAGGAAAGAAAATCCGCTCTTGACCAGGCACATGACGAAGAGATCCAACGCATACAGGACGAATACGGGGTTTTTGAAGAAAAGGCGAAGAGCAAAACGGCCATTATTCAAGAAGAAACCGACAAGCAAAAGGGTGTTGTTGATGAAGTTCTTGCTCTCTCTGAGGATGCTGCTCAAGCCGAGGGAGAGGCATTCGTCAAAACATACGATGAAATTTTAAACAAAGCCCAGGAAATCCACGATGAAAAAATCGCCATGTATGAGCAGGAATATCTCGTGGCCGTTGGTCTTATAAACGGGAATCTTGATGCTACCGTAAAGGCATTGCAGGACGAAATTGACGGTATCCGGAATAAAACCGCGGAAGAGGAAAGATTAGCAGAGGAAACAGCCGACAAACAGAAAATCATCGATTTGCAGGCCGCAGTAGACTCTGCCGACAATGATGAAGATCGTAAGCGGGCAAATGAAGAATTGGCAAATGAGATCAATCGTCAGAACAGGGAAAAGGAACTCGCAAACCGCGAAATTCAGATTGAATCTCTCCGGGATCAGATCGATGCCGCGATAAAAAAGGCCAAAGAAGAAAAGGCCAGTGCGCTTGAAACATTGAAATCAAAGATAGCCGAACAGCAGATCGAGATACAAAAGGATACCGACTATAAAATAGCCGAGATCCAGCGCGAACGGATAGAAAAGGAAACTGCTGAAAACGCCAAGTATAAGGCTGCTTCAAAGTCACTTGATGACGAGAAGGAAAAACTCGACAACTGGATCGAAGAAGAATACAAGCCCGCCTTACAAAGAAAACTTGATATAGCGACAATCATCGAAAATGAACGGCACAGGCAGATCACGGATGACCTCTCTAAAGAAGCGGCCCAAATACAAAAAAACAACGAGAAGCTTATAAAGCAAGCAGAGTTAAGAGCTCAAGAAAAAATTGAAAAAGCAGGGGAAGAGGCAGCCGCCAAAATAAAGGAGAAACAGGGAACTTGGTCTGAACCGTACGAAAAAGATATGCTGGTTGACCCGGAAGGGAACCCATATTCAAAGATGACGATGGGATTTGCAGGTGGGACAGACGATGCTTCTCCCGGCTGGCACATGACAGGAGAAGAGGGGCCCGAACTCGTCAAGTTTAAGGGTGGCGAAACAGTGATATCAAACGACAAGATCAACACGGTGGCTGGCGGCAATACATATATCGAGCTAAATGTAACAGCCGAAAATCCCGGTGACTTAAGACAAGCTAAAAAATATGGCGAGGCACTCGTAAATACATTGCGCGCAAAGGGGCTGGTGACAACATGAGATCGTTTACTTTCAACGGAATAGAATCTCTTGTATCTCCTGATTGGCATGTATCTGACCAGATAAACCAGCGCTCAACGATGCAATGTACGATAGTTGACATGTTGAACCTGACAGCCATTGAAACAGGGCAGGAGGTCATCGTCTACACGGAAGAGAAATTAGGCAATGCGCGTGATATCGGAGATGGGACTTTCGCGCGTACATCGGATGCTACCATGCAGGACGGAACAATCGTTACGGCCAATGTGACGCGCTATGAAACCGGTCAATTCGGACAGGCTGTGATGATAGAGGAAGGCTGCACTAATATCATTGCCGCTTATCCTACCGGGTGGACTGCTTCGGGTACGGGAATGCTAACTGTTGACCAAGGCGTACAGATTGGCGCGGCAGGAAGTACGGTAAGGTTGACAAATTCAGCGGCAACAGAAGGAGCTTATGTCTCCCCCAAATTTGTACTGAGCCCTTCGACAACCTACACACTCCGGCTTAAGGTTCGTGGGACTGTTGGCGCATCAAAATTTGATATCTATATTTTAAGTACTACAGGAACCTATGTTCAAAGTGTTTCGGGTGGGGTACCTGTCACCGCTTCCTTTGTTGTAAAATCCGTCACTTTTACCACTACGGCGGACATTACGGGAACGAATCAGCTTATTCGTTTTGACCACAACGGAAATGATGCGGGATATATCGAGATTGCGGAAATATCGCTGATACAAAAGGCTTATGCATTAACGTTTCCGGGATATGGCGCTACCAGGGCAGCCGAAATTCTGACCATACCAACGGCGGGGATACTTACCAAAGGGAACTGGACGGTCGAACTAATAGTAAATGTACCAAATCTTACGGGAATATCAGATTTAATTATATGGGATTGTGCTATTGCCGCAAGTAATAGATATGTACTTTATATTACAAGCACTGGATATTTGAGGGTTCTCGTGATATCTGGTGGTGTTAGTTATCAAATAACAGGTGCCACATTGCTAAACATCAATACCGCTTACAATATAGGATTTTCGTGCAATGGTTCCGTTATACGTCTGTATAAAAACGGCGTTCGAGTTGGACTGGATACTAGCTACGTTGAACCGGTGGGCATTTTGCCGGCAAATATGTATGCTGGTAGCAGATATACAGGCGGCTATCAAATAAATGGACTCATAGATGACCTGCGCATCTCCAATATAGCGCGTTCAGACGATGAAATACTTGCAGATTATAACTCCGGCGTAACCTTACCGATAGATGAACATACCACCGCTAAGATGGCATTTGATGGAACATTGGAGATATTCGCAAGACCGATTATCTTTGGCGGGACAATTGATACGCTGGATGATTACGAGGGAGACCCGGGATATCTTTATTACAACATCATAGCTGTTGATTATAACCAATTGGCTGATAAAAAGCTCATGGCGGCATCGTATTCATCGACGCTGGCCGGAGATATTGTTTCAGCGATAATTACGGCGGCGCTCAGTGATGAAGGTATCACGGCGGGAACCATAGAGAGCGGGGATACAATCAGCAAAGCCGTATTTAATTACATAAAAGCAACTGATGCCCTTGATTATCTTAAGAATGTAACAGGACTCAATTGGAATATAGACTTCAATAAGCAATTAAACTTTTTCAGCAACGCATCGAACGTTTCGCCATGGACGTTGACGGATTTAGTTCCTCATGAAAATTTCAAGCGCACAAGAACCCGTGATCAGTACCGTAACAAACAGTATTTAAGGGCGGGCACTGGAAAGACCTCCGTCCAGACATTAGAAAAGCCCGCTCCTGCCCCTGATGGTGTATCGAGGAACTTTATTCTTCGGTTTCCTATAGCTGAAAAACCTGTAATCTATGTAAATTCTACTGCCGTTTTGTCGGCTAACGTTGGCGTAAACGGTCTTGATACGGGTAAAGAGTGGTATTTTACTTACAATAGCAACACGGTGTCTGAGGATGGCTCTGAGGCCGTATTAACAGCAGGATCAACTTTGGAAGTTACCTATTCCGGATTATACCCAATAATTGCCGTTATAGATGATCCGGCGCAAATATCCGCACGGCAAGCCATTGAAGCGGGAACAAGCGGCATTTACGAAAGCGTTGTAACAGAAAAATCAATTAATGAAAATAATCAAGCAATAGAGTATTCCGAGGGATTGATTTTAAAATATGGCACTATACCATCAATCGTGACTTTTGATACAGAGGTTCCGGGATTGCAGGCAGGTCAATTATTGCCGATACAAAAACCGCTTTACGGAATAAACGCAAGCTTTTTAATTGATTCCGTTCAGATATCGGCGGCGGACGGCGGCGCGACGAATTACTCTGTGAGGTGCCTTGATGGGTCTAGTCTTGGCGGATGGGAAGAGTGGTTTAAGGAATTATTAAAGGGCAATCGGGAGTTTGTCATAAACGAAAATGAGGTTGTTATTTTATTGAACGTCCAGACCGAAGCTGAGAATTGGGCGGGAGAAACTACGGTAATCACAACCACACCTTTATACCCGGCAGAAAATCTTTATCCGAGCGAAACGCTTTATCCTGGGGTTACGACGGGAACGGAGGTTCTAAATGATTAAATTACATAAAAAATCCGTAGAAGAAATGGCATGGTCCGGCACATGGGAGATTGATATTAAGTCTAGCGACATAACGAAAAAAGAGATAGTCAAAAACCGGGTTATGAATGCCGCACTTGAAGAGATAGTAAAACCCCTTGCGGGTACGGCGGCAAACATAGAGATAAAATATCTCGCGGTAGGCACGGGCACAACGGCTGTTACCGACAATGATGTGACATTGGCAACTGAAATCTTTAGAACTCCGGATACGTCACTTTCAGCAAACGCAACCGGACAAGTAACGAGTCAATTTGTCGTTTTGAAAACAGAGGCAGTGGCGACCATTGAGGAAATTGGAATATTCGGGGGAGCATCCGCAACATTGACTGCAAACGTCGGCATCCTGATAAGTAGGATTCTTTGGCATCACGTAAAAACCGGCAGCGAGGAAATAAGTTTCAGAAGAATAGACACGGTAACGAGGGGCTAAGGAGGAATCGGCATGGCACTAGGAGATTATACAAAAACTGCATATGTAAGCGGAACCACGCCTGCAATTAACGCTACTAATCTAAACAATAACGAAAACAAAACAAAAGAAATCGACACGGCAATACCTACCTTGCAGACAAGTATATCTGCAAATACGACAGCAATATCAACTGTACAGACAGACACTATAATATTAAAAAGAAAATTATATATGGGGGTGATTTGATTGGCTGATACTTTTAAAGTTATCGGTTCCGGGACTCTGACAACATCAAATGCAACGCTTGCTACAATAACGGCAGGAGGTACATTTTTTGTTGGGTTTATGGCTCTTGCAAACAAAGCCACCGCTGACGCGACATGCTTTATAACGTTTAATAGTATAAATGTCGTTCCGGGGAAAACAATTACGGCAAAAGATGCGATATTCCCACCGGTTCAGGGCGCAATCGTTTCAGCAGGAGCAACAATTCAAGGTTATTCCGATAAAGCAACGGCTATTGATTATTATATTTCAGGTGACGAGGCCACGTAAGGAGGAATCAATTTGAAAAAAACATTGTTTGGTAGTTTGGACGCGGTTAAGCTCGGGAATTATTCACTTAATGGGCCTAGCGGTAAAAAATCGGCGAGTGGCACAGTCGATTCGTTCACATCAGGAACTGTTACGTATGCAGATGGTGTTACTACAGCTTCCTTTAACATGATTACTGTTTCAGGGTTAGGATTTACTCCTACAAAAATAATTGCTATTTTCCCCGCCGGAGGGTCACTGGTTGTATATAATGCAGATCAACCATTACATTCTTCTTATCCAGATGGCAAGATAGGAATGTCAAGCGCTTTTAATAGTACTTATAATTATGAGGCAAATTTAAGAAATATCATTGTAGATGGCACGGTGGCATATGTAAACGCTACAGGCTTCAGGCTCCCGCATCTGACAAGCGTCGGCCTAATCTACTGGTGGGCTTTTGAATAAAACCGAGAGGGGCCAAGGTAAAGATAATACCTCGGCCCCAAGTTACCCACGGAAAGCGGGTGCTGACCGTGAGCAAATAAATCATATCAAATTACGGAAGCGGGTGCAATGCATGTCAAGTGAAATTATCGTAGCCGGAATCGCTTTTTTAGGAACACTATTCGGCACCGGGGGCGGCATTATTATTTCAAGCAAATTAACGACATACAGAATCGAACAACTGGAGAAGAAGGTCGAGAAGCACAATAATTTGATTGAGCGCGTGGTTGCGGTTGAACAGTCAACGAGATCCGCGCACCATCGGCTTGATCACATGGAAAAGGAAGTCGAGGCGCTATGAAAATCATACCCGGAAAGTACAAAGAGGAAAGGAACTGGCAATCTTGGCTTAAATTCAAGTACCCTCACGGGAATAAACTAAGTCTTGTATTTCTTTGGAGACTTGCAGCTCTCGCGCGTGATTTTCGACAGATTATGGACGGCCTATTAGGGTACAGGGACGTTCAAGAAACAAAACGTCTCTACGAGGCAGATAAGGCACTTCACGGGGGTACCCCTTCCGGCAAGGTATCGGTTCCTGGTACGTCTTGGCACGAATGCAATCTTGCGGTAGATCTCGACGGTACATTTTGGGAAAGCACATCAAAATCTTTGTGGCTACATAAGGATCGGTTACATCAGCAACTTAATCTGTACGGCCTCATGCTTCCGCTTAATAGCGTTGACAGCCCTTCCGTTCAGGAATGGTGGCACTTGCAGCCAATCGAGACTAACGGCATACCCGGAACAAAACGAGCGGCGTTCCTGGACAAGGATGATTTAATTTATGGAGATGATGAAATGGATTTAACAAAATTTCAGACAGCAGCAAAGGCAATCGGAGTTTATGCCTCCACCATTGACGGCAAGACCGGCCCAAAAACTAAGGCGGCAGCACAAGAGTTTTTACCGATTATTCAGAAAATTTTAGGACTTCCGGACGTACAGAAATTATACGCAGAAATTCTTGACCTCAAGACGCGAATAAACGATATCAGGGCTAAAGCAACCCTGTAGAAAGGAGAATAACCATGTCACAAGAAACATTGAACATAATCCTGACTTCCGTGGTCGTACCCGTGCTAATAGCTTTGACGACAGTAATAGTAAACTATCTAAATAAGCTTGGCGCAGACTTAAAAGCCAAGGCTGACAGCCGCGAACTCGACAAGTACATCACCATCGCGGAGGATGCTATTTCAACGGCAGTTACCTCAGTCACGCAGACATTTGTCGAAACCATCAAGGGAACTGGCGGTTGGGACGAGGCTGCTATGAAACTAGCATTTGAAGATACGAAATCCAAGGCAATATCTATTATGGGATTTGCCGCACAGGAAGCGTTACAGGCGGCGTACGGTGACGTTGACGAATGGATCGACAATAAGATCGAGTCGTATGTTAACAGGACAAAGAAATATATCGCAGCGGTTAAAACTTAGCCTACCCACCACGCAGCGGATACAGTAAACCCCCGGATAATTCCGGGGATTTTTATAATCCGAATTTATAATCAGGTGTGTCTTTGTAAACGTGATATTGCGATAGAGCCCATATGAAATATTCTTCTACATCCGTATCCCCATATATCAAAATAGATTCGCCTTGTACTCTGCTGTCTGAAGTTGCGATACGGAAACCCATTCCAATAATAAATAAATGCGTTCCTTTTGATATGATTTTTGGGTCCGTACCAACATAAACAGAGCCAGCATCATCTTTTGTATTTTCTGTTACCATAACCGAATAATATCCTAGTGGAATTGCTTTAATTGGTGATCTTTCGTATATTAATCCGTCAGAATATGTTTTTGCGGGAAGATTGACGGCAACAGGACTACTTTTTGTAGTCTTTCCGTTGAAAAAGAAAAAGGAAACAAGTACAAAAATTATTATCACCATTAAACCAATATTCACAATTAATAATACAATGTTTTTAGTGCTGATTTTTTTCATATTATCACCTTTTATAATCGCTAAACGACCGAGGCTTGACTATTGTGAATATATGATAATGTGGCCGCCATGTTTTTAGCAATCTCAAAATTAGTCCTATAAATAAACGAATCCTTTTTTGTTTCTGTATTTATAAAGTCTAAGATGATTTCCGGACAATATAAATTATTAACTCTGATACGCAATTGTAGCACTTTACATGTGTTGCTTATACTTTTTTTACCCGCGCCTCCGACGACCGCACCAACCACACCGAAGAGCAATCCTCCAACCAAAGCACTTCCGGCCCGGCCCTTTGCTATGCTGTTGCCGTCTTCATAAACTTCAAATTCAAGGAGATCACTATAGCCAAAAATTTTAACCTCTTCATTTCTCCTTGTTTTGATTGCCCACTTCTTGTTTGTATCATCAACATAAAGCGCGATGTCCCCAAATTCTGTTTTTTTGCTGACCAAGAAATTAATACTTTGCAGGTGAGCTAAACATTGCTCGTTTCCTTCCTCTGTATTTTTTGCGGAAACAACCGCAGCTATTATGATAATTATAAATATTAGTATAATGACAAATAGTATCATGTTCACCCCTCCAAATATAAATTTCGGCATTTTTAACATACCATAACCACATTTTCCCACACCAAAAGAACTATGTCAATATGGTACATTTGCACTATTTTATCCGGGTATATAGGGTAAGTTTGCACACAGTAACCAATTTGTAATCATCATGTAATAATAAACGTGGTATAATGTTTACACATTATTGATTTTGCAGGGGGGATAATAAAATAACGGAGGTGCTTATATGAATATTTACAAAAACAACGTCAGGAAGCTTAATGAAATTGAGGTTAAAGATGTTGGTGAGGATGATGATGGTAAGCTATTTTCGGTGTTTAAACTTGATAAGAAGCACCCTCCGATTAGGAAGAAAACTCCATGCATAATTATAGGGAATCTTCTTTTTATATTAAAAAACAAGCCTGACTACGCCATGACTACGCCGATAAACCAAAACAACCCGATTAAACCCAACGCAACACTACGGCAAAAACAAGCCTAAATATAGATCATTGGCTATTATGGCGAAATCCACTACATTTGAGACGGCTCAAAAAAACAGGAGAGCGTCTGGCTACGGACCAGAAGGCTGCGGATTCAAATTCTGCTGGGCGCGCCAAGGGTTTTACAAAATAAAGAAAAGCGCTCTGACTACGTATTGACTACGCCTAAATAAGCGTTCAATTTTTCGGTCGGGGCGCTTTTCTTTTTGTCAAGATGGGTATAGATCTCAAGCGTAACTTCTGCTGATGCGTGGCCGAGCAAATACTGAGTCTGTTTAATGTCTACGCCAGCGTAATAAAGCATCGTTGCATACGTATGGCGCAGTATGTGGGGCGTTATATCTTCATTCACTGCTTTTATTTTATGGTTTCCTCCCGCGGTCTTATTAAGTGCTCTCCATATTGCGGACCACATACAACGGAAGGCCGTTTCTGTCATTAATCCGCCTTTGGTCACGGGCTGGAATAAATAGATTCCTTTGATTTCTCCAAGATGTGTTTGTAATACTGGTTTTAATATGTTTAGAATAGGTATGTCACGAATGCCTGCTTCTGTTTTTGTATAAGGTTTTGGCACACCTTGATTTTTCCTGAAATTTATAACTTTATCTACTTTAATGATATTGTTGCGAAAATCTATATCTTTTTTTGTTAACGCAAGAGCTTCCTCGCGCCTTAAACCCGCATACAGGCAAATATAAACAAATGCCTTTTGTTTTATGGAGAACTTTGTTTTTTTAATTATTTCAATCTCTTCATCTTCCAATGCCCTTTTCTGAGATTTATTTATACTAGGCATGTCAATTTTTCTTGCTGGATTTTTTATCATAAAATCATTTTCTATTGCTTGTTCAAACATTTGTTTTGCAGTAAGTTTTATGTTAATTAATGTCTTTGTCAACCCCTTTTCTCCTCGATCATTAATAAGCCCCTGCATGTGGAAAGGTTTTAGATCCACCAGTCGAATATGCCCAAGTTCCTTGATAATATGGTTATTCAAAGCGGTTTCATACATTTTATAAGTTTTATAATCTTTGCCCTTTTTATAATTTTTTATCCAAAGTTCGCCCCACTGCTTAACGGTCATATTATTATTGCTAATATATTCGCCCTTTGCTATGGTTAGCTTAATTTCAAATAGCTTTTTTTCTAATTCTTTTTCAGAATAAGCATATACCCATTTTCTATTTTCAGATCCATCTGAATTATAGCCTAAAAATACATAATCCTGGTATCTGCCATCTTTTCTAATCTTTCTTTTCGGAGTCCTTATCATTTTTCACACTTCCTCTTGTTTCCCGATATAATCTCAGGTAAGCCTTAAGCGCCATCATTTCATCTTCTCCCAACGGCCCTATATAACCTTCAGATTCAGTTGTCTCATAAAAGATTTGTGGCTCCTGAATTATAATCTCCTTAAGCATATTTTTCCGTGCATCATCCGATAAATTGCTTAACGGCCCATTAAATTTAGCTTTTTGTAAAAGATCTTCTGCTATTTCTTGTAGCGTAGATTCTTCATCAATTAAAAGACCCGTTGGTACTCCCAGAGCCTTAGCAATTTTATTGAGGGTATCTTTTTTGGAGTTTGTTACTTTGTTATTCTCTATATCGTCCATGGTTGTCTTTGATAATCCGGCTAATATAGCGAACTTCCTACCTGAAATATTTTTAGCCTTTCTCAATTGTCTGACCTTATCGCCAAGTTTCACCACTACCATCCTTCCGCAATCACATATTTAACACATATTATAACACAACGTCCGATAAAGTAAACCATTTTTATTAAAATTGGCGATAATCGCAGAAAGATGGAGCAAATGGACGATATGACGGTACGTTTGTGTCTTAAATGGCCGCCACGGTGGTACATTGGTATTGTATAGTGTCCGACAAACTGGTACATTGTTAATGAAAGGGGATATACTCATGAACAAAATAAGAGAAATAGCCAAAACAAAAAACATAAGAATTTCACGCATCGTCAAAACCACAGGCATTTCAAAGTCATTTATCTATGACGTCATCAACGAAAAAAGCTGGCCGACTATTCCGGTCGGTTATAAAATTGCAGATTCCTTAAGTTCTGCCCTATGTGATGTTTTCCCACATGATTGATAAAAGAACGGAGGAAAAAGTATATGACTGAATATATCTCGGTAAAACAATTATCGGAAAGGTTGAATATTAGTCTGGATACCGCCTATGTTTATACGCACATCTCAGATTTTCCCTCAATTAAAATTAATCGATTGGTAAGAATTCCTGTTGACGAATTGGAAAAATGGCTAAAGAAAAGGCAACAAATCATCAGGGCTAGTTAAGGAGGTACATATAAACAATTTAAGAAAGGAGGTGATTACTTTGACACTGGAAGAAAGAGTGGAGGCTCTGGAAAAGAAAATGGCCGCCCTGGAACAAGCAGGACAGCCAGAAATTAAGAGTAGCGAAGAAATCAGAATGACTTTTAGTCAGGCAGAGGCTCTCGGCGTTTTAAAGCCTTAATTAAATCAAGAACCTCAACTTTTTGATAACCTTCGTAATTGCCAGTGATCTCTGCAGTAAAAATATCTCCTTTTGGCTGCATAGGTTCAATCACAAGGTTATGAAGATAAGTAGCAATTTCATCTGACTGAATAATCCATGCATTTGGCATGATTCTAACGCAAGGAAATGTTCTGAGATAATACTTAGTCATTGTTTCAGTATCAGATGAAGGATCGCAAACAACAATATAAGTTTTTGTCATAACACCCACCCCCTTTCA